TTTAAAACGCCCATTTTAGTAGGCAAAAAATAAGAAAAAATGTAAAATCAATAGTAGGAATTTCACCTACGATGGTCTTACTTTTTCATCTTCCTTTTGTTTATTTGAAGATGTGAAAGACGAAATTTGAAAACATAATGGTCGTTCTTGTTTTTCTATCCAACAACTCGCTAATTTCATTATGTTTATTGAAGAATTAGCATCTCTGGTTCTAAATACGATTTTTTTGTTTTCGCAACTCACGCAATCAGAACACACTAACAGACGAAACACTTTCTTCCCTTCCTTATCCTTGTAATAATCCAAATCCTTATTACAATCACAACACTTCTTACTTGTGTTGCATTCATTTATCGTAATTGTATCATATTTCTTATGTATTATTTTCCTTAATCCTTTATTCATAGTAGGCATAAAATGTTTCATTTGTGATGTCCTACTCCAATTTCCATAACCAATCAGTATGTTTTCACCAAAAGTTTCTTTTATTTTATTCAGGAATGTATCAATACTTTTATTACCATAACTATATTGTCTAAATTTCATTTTACGCCACACTTCCCTCTTATAAAATTCAGTGGTTTCTTTATTTAATTTATCTTTTTCTACCAGATAAACTTTGAATTTTTCATAATCAACTGATTTACTATTATTACTTGATAAATGAGTTTCTTTTTCAATAATACCTTTTCGTTTTCTTTCCTCTAATAAAATTCGTTGATTTGTTTTTGCTTTACTTTCTCGTTTTCTTTGTGGTGCCGTATATTGTAATTTATTTCCATTTTTATCCATCATATAAACTAATGAACGCTTACCAGGGTCGCAACCTACAATATTTTTCTCTTTCAAAGTATCTAATTGTTCTTTGGATAAATCTTCTATATTGTAAAAATTTTGTTCTTCCAAAACAGGAACTTTTGAACCCCATTTTTTATCTTTCAAATCTTTTCTTATAAAAAGCAAACAACAACTAATTCCATCAGTTTGAATTTGGTTATGAAATTGATAATGTTTGTTTTTGAATATTTTGCTTTTCAAATTTAATAAATTACTCCATACTTCATTTTGATTATCTTTTACATTACTTAACAATTCTCCTTTATTAATTTTATTACCTTCTTTGTCTTTATCAGGACAAAATAAATTAATAATACAAGCAGTATCTAAACAAATATGTTTTGGAATAATATTATTTCGTAATGATAATGGTTGGAATAATTTACACTCTTGTTTTTCCAATACAGAATTCATATACAACATTCCTTTCAAATAATCAAATGGTTTCACTTTAACATCATAATGAATTGACTTTTTAATTTCGGTGGGTAAAATGTTATGTAAATGCAGTTTTTTCCACTCATTAAACAATTCATTTGTATCGGTTAATTCCATAAGGTTCTTTTTGAATTGAAATAATATTTGCTTATCTTCTGTAATGTCATCAGTAGTTTTATTGATAAATCGTAAAAAATGTTGAATAAAATGCTCTTGAATATTATTATGTAAAGAAGTATAAATTTGTGTTGCTAAATAAGGTAGTAAAAAGGTTGTATTTTTTAAATTTGTTTTTTCGTGATTAAGCAGTGGTTGATATTCTGTTTTGTAAAATTCTTCTAATGTTTCTAAAAGTTCAATATCTTTACATTTCTTTCCTCTATTATCGCGAATTCCTAATGTCTTAATACAATATGAGATGAATGTATCGTCTATTGTTGGCAAAAGTAGATTTTTAGTATATTTGTCTAAAACATATAACCGAATAAATTGATAAGTATGAATAACTAAATCATTCATCTCAAAAACTAAATTGTTAATAACTGGTTGTATTGTTTCACGATTAAGTAAAATCGTTTTAAGCGGAATTTTGAAAGTTTTGTATGCTGACTTTTTATTATTCCTAAATTCTTGGAATGTATCCTTTGGTTTTTTCTTTTTCACCATTCTATATATTTACTTAATATTTTATTTTTATATAATAATCCGCATAATTATATAAATTGTCCAAATATTCACTTCAATATATTTTGACTTTGTTCCGTTTCTTTTTTTAGTTTTTCTTTTTTATTAAGATAAGCAGTTCTAGCATACTCTTTTTTCTTTTCAGGAGACACTTTATATTCTTTATTTTTTGCTAATATTTCTTGTTTATGATTTTCATAATATGTTTTATGTCTTGTAGGAGCAGTATATTTTTTTAGTTTTTCTTTTAACTCTTTATTCTCTTCTTCTAATAGTTTATTTTTATTTATTAATTCTTCAACATTCATTTTAATGTTTTATTATAAGATATTTTTATATAATTTTATAATTATATAAAATGGGCGTTTTAAATGAGAAAAGGTGTAATAAATAGTTATAAGTTTTATTATATCTAATTCTTTTATGGTTATAATAATAATTATAAATCATATATAATTTAAAAAATTGAAAAATATAATAAAATATGTATTTATATATGATTATAGATTAAAAATTGAATTAATGCAATGGGAATATATTATGATATATTTACCAATTGATGATTTAAAAAATATGATTTTAGTAAATAAACAATTAATGACTATATTAAATAATGATAATTTTTGGAAATATTATTCATATAAAAATAAAATAGATTTATTAAAAAAAAAATCTTATAAAGATTCAGTATTATTGTATAATAGTTTAATTAAATTTAAAAATGATATGAATATTACAGAATATTCAATACAAAAATTATATAAAAAAACTGATTTAAGATTTATTACTTATAATACTTATGAACTAAAAATTATTAAACCATTTGAAGTATTAGAAATTTCAAAAGAAATTAAGGCTTTAATTAAATTAGAATCATTAAGTGTAATTCATAAGCATATAACAATAATACCTAAAGAAATTGGGAAATTAATAAATTTAGAAAATTTAGTATTATGTCATAATAAAATAGAAATAATACCATTAGAACTAAAATATTTAGTAAATTTAAGATATTTAGATATAAATAATAATTTAATAAAAGAAATACCAGATGAAATTGGTTATTTATCTAATTTAACTTATCTAAATTTAAGTAATAATAAAATATATAAAATACCAAATACGATTAGTAAATTAATTAATCTACAATATTTAAATTTACGACATAATAAAATAAAAGAGATACCATATGAAATTGGAAATTTATTAAATTTATATAAGTTATATTTAACAGATAATTTAATAGAAAATATACCAAAAACTATAAATAATTTGATTAATTTAGAAAGATTAGAATTAAATGTAAATAGATTAACTACAATACCATATTTAACCAATAATTTAATAAAATTAAAAAAAATAAATTTATCACATAACAAAATAAAAATATTAACATTTAATGATAATTATCCTATTAATTTAACACATATACATATTCATGATAACAGTATATCAGAAGTTTATATAGAAAATATAAAATTTACAAAATTGGAAATATTTGATATTAGATATAATGTTAGAATGAACCCAATGAACCCTATATATAATAAACAAAATTACATAAATATTAAAAATAAATTTGAAAAATTAAATAATAATATACAAATATATATATTATAATAAAAATATATATATCATAATTATAAATAAATTTTAATAAAAATTAAAATTTATTTATTAATTGAAATTAATAATAATGGATATAGGAATATTAGATCCAGAAGGAAAAGAATTAAATCCATTAACAAAAAATAAATATTCAACTGAATATAAAAAATTAGCAAAATTGTGGAAAGAATATCCAGCATATGAAAAAAGATATGATATAATAGATACTATACAAAATAATCAAGTTATATTAATAGTATCAGCAACTGGTTCAGGGAAAACTGTATTAGTTCCTAAATTTGCATTACATAGTTTAAATTATAATGGTAAAATAGCAATAACATTACCAAAACAAATAATTGCAAAATCAAGTGCAGAATTTTCAGCAAAAACATTAGATGTAGAAATAGGAGAAGAAGTTGGATATCAATACAAAGGATCACCAAAACAAGCAAAAAGCGATAAGACTAAATTATTATATGCAACTGATGGAACAATAAGAGCGAGATTAATAAAAGAACCAGAATTAAATGAATTTGATATAGTAATAATAGATGAAGCCCATGAAAGAAAAGTACAAATAGATTTTTTATTATATTTATTAAGAGAAACATTAAAAAAGAGACCAAATTTTAAATTAATAATAATGAGTGCAACAATAGATACTAATATTTTTAAAAATTATTTTAATGAATTTAAATATAAACAACTTGATATTGGAGGAAAAACAAATTTTCCTATTGAATCTATTTTTTTACAACATAATATTCAATATTATGAAATTTTAGAAAAAGGATATGAAATTATTAAAAAAATACATAAGACAACTGAATCAGGAGATATATTATTTTTTGTAACAAGTTCAAATGAAGCAATTGATATATGTAATAAAATATCAAAAGATAATATTAAAGATATATTTTGTATTGAAGTATATTCTGGAATGAATTTAGAAAGACAGTCAATAGCCCAAGAAAAAGATACTTATAAAAAGTTTGGTAATTATAAAAGAAAATTAGTAATAGCAACAAATGTAGCAGAATCTTCATTAACAATAGACGGAATAAAATATGTAATTGACAGTGGATATGAATTAAGTTCATCATATGATCCAAATTATAGAGCAAGAATATTAAATAGACAACTAATAAGTAATGCACAAGCAAAACAAAGAAAAGGAAGAAGTGGAAGAACTGAATCAGGTATATGTTATCATTTATATACAGAAAAAGAATTTAATGAAACAATGAAGAAATTTCCAGAGCCAGATATTAGGACAACTGATATATCAATGGATTGTTTAGAATTATTAAATTATAATAATATAGATACTATTGATAAATTATTAGATGTATTAAATGAATTTATAGAACCACCAAAGGAAGAATATATAAAAACTGCATTAAATATTTTATTACAATTAAATTACATTGAAAATAATAAAATAACAGAATTAGGTAAAATAGCAAATAAACTTGGTTTTAATCCAATTCATTCTAAGTTTTTATTATATAGTATTTGTTTAAATTGTTCCAGAGAAGTATTAATATTAATCTCTTTATTAGAAACTATAAAAATGAATTTAAGTGAAATATATACATTACCAAGTAAATTATTAAAAAATAAAGTTGATATAACAGATTTTAACATAATACAGAAAAAAATAAATGAAAAATATGAAAAATCAAGAGTAAAATTTAATCATAAAACAGGAGATCATTTAAGTTTATTATACATATATTTAAAATTTAAAGAAAAATATGATAAATATCATGAAAAAGATTATAATAAAATAGAAGAATGGTGTTATAAAAATTTTTTAAAAATAAATACATTATTAAAAATTCGTGATAATTATAAAAGAACATATTATCAATTAAAACAATATATATTACAAATTAACAAATCTGAATTATCTTCATTATTAGATATTAAATCAAATATTATAGATTTATCATTAGATGAAAGAATTATTTATTGTCTTAAAAAAAGTCATAATATTAATATTGCATATAAAACTCAAAAACAAAAAAATAATATATACATCTATAGAACTTTATATTCTCAAAATATATATATTATAATAGATAAAGATTCTTTTATTAATATTAAAAATAAACATCCATCTGAAGTATTATATGGAGAATTATTTATAAATTTAGGAAAGGCTGAATTAAATATAGTATCTATTATATAATGACCTATTATATACATCATATATTTAAAAAATCTGGTATATATGAATTAATATATAGTATTATTGTTATTTTAATATTTTCAGTTATTTATTGTTTTTTTGAAGATAATGAATTTGGTAATTTAGTATATGAATTTTATTTACGAGATACTGAAAAAAATAAAATAATTAAATATTTATTTAATAAATATTCTAATAATAAAGAATATCTAACTTATCAAGATTTTATAAAAATTCCATTAGAAAAAGTTAATGGATTTATTAATTATTCTTCAAATATAGACATGAAATTGAATAATACATTATTTAGTATATACAATGAAGAAAATAAAATTAATTATGAAACATTCAAAAAAATACCAATTAATATATTAAGTAATAACAATAATTATATTTCTCATTATTTATATAGATTATATTATGCTACCATTGTTCAAACAACTTTAGGATTAGGTGATACTTATCCAAGCACAAAAAGAATGAAATTGGTAACAATGATTCAAGTATTATCTACTCTTGTATTATTTATTATTTAATTAATCAAATTAATTTAAGATTATTCTTAAATTAATTTGATTTATATACCTCAATATCATTAGTATCATTATCATTATTATTTTCATTATATATAGGTATTTGTATAGATTCTTCAGAATCATCTTTTTTAATAAATAAATTTTCTTGTAAATTACACATATTTTCTAAATTACACATATTTGTATTATTTACATTTTGTTGTTCTGTTTCATTAGTAGTATAATTATAAACATGTGGTAAATATACTGGATATACTACTTTTTTCTTTTTAGATTGTTTAGAATTATAATTTAAAATTGCTAAATCAAATAATACTAATAAATATAATATTTTTGAATACTTAGTCATAAAATTAAAATAATTTACATAATTAGAAAATAATAATAAATATACTAAAAAATATAAAATAGTTCCTAATACAAATATTTTTAATTTTCTATTTTTTAAATTCTTTTCTTTATTCCATAATGGAGATTTGTATATTAAATTATAAATCATTTTATAATTTAATCAGAATTAAATATTTTAATTTATACTTACTTTATAAATTTAACATATATGAATCATCAATTTCAACATTATTTCTAATATTATTTGGTTGTTTAACATAAATACAACCACATTGTTTAAATGGCATACTTAATAATTCTATTGTAAATTTAACAACACACAATAAATTATCTTTAATTGAGTTCATGAATACTATATATTATTATAATAATTTTATATCTTTTTACTAATATAATAAAAAGAATGGATAAAAATTCTTTTTTTAAATATAAATATTTAGAAAATAATATATCTGATAATCCAGATGATATATATATAGAATATGATTTATATAATATTAAAGATATCAATAATTATATAAATCAAATTAATAAAAAATACAAAAACTCTTCAATATTAATTGAAGATGATTTAATAATTTTAAATATCAAGATTGATGAAATAACTATTACAATATCAACAAAAATATTTAATGATAATGATGATAATAATAAAAATATAGATTTTTATAATTGTCATAATGAAAATATACAAATTAACAATGTTGTTCCAATTGAAAGTATTAATAGTCCTATAGAATTATTATCAAGTTATATTTTTGATAACCAACAACATGATTATTTATTTTTTGATAATGATAATATTGACATAACAAATAATTTATATAAATTTAGTTTAGATTATTTACCTACAATTATTAATATTGGTACTAATATATTTATTAATTCTTATAAATAATATTATTTTAATTTTATTGTTGGAACTGGTATTTTATATCTACCATAATCTTGTTCAAATTTCTTTAATCTATTTTTATTATCTAATTCTATTAATTCTTCTATTATATTTAAAATATCATCTGATTTTGTAAGATTTATAAATTCTTCTATTACTTGTTTTTTTCCTTTATAATATTCTATTGTTTCTAATTCTTTATTATTATTATTTATATTTACTTCTAATATAAATTTTCCACTTATTTCTTTATTTATTAAATCATTTTCATCTTTAATATCTTGTTCAATTAAAAACGATAATACTATTCTCATTAAACATACTTTTAATAATGGTTTTTCATAAATTACATTAATATATATCATTGGTAATTTTTTATTTTTAGTTATATATGTGTCTAATAAATTACATGTATATATTTCACCAATTATATGTTTTTTAATATTATATCTTTCTACTAAAGTATCTGGAATACTTTGATTTACATTTAATTCAATAGTACCAATTGGTTTAATAACTATTTTATTATTTTTTTTAATACCTTTAATTTTATAAACTCCATTTTTATTCATTATATTTATTTATTTGTTATTTTTTAAAAATTTTAACCGTAATTTTTATTACAATTAAAATTTTATATTCTTAACCAAAAGCATTTTCAGGTGCATAAGATATATATAAAAATCCATCTTTATCTGCTGATTTTTCATATAATTTTCCAATTTCTAAAGTAAGTTGGGGAACTAAATCATCTACAAATAAAAATACTGCTTGTTCTGAAGATAAGTTAATATTTTTTCTAATCATATATAATAATTGACCAACAGTAGCATCTTTTTTCATTAAATATTTATGTTTATCTAAATCTTGAATTGGAGAATTATCTGCTTTTTCAATAATAATAGGAATTACATCAGGATATTTTTCTTTAATTCGTTCTGATTCACTTAATCTTTTTTCAAAAGTATGTATTAATTTAAAGTTAAAAGTAGATTTATATTTTTTAGGTTTATTTAATATTATTTTCATCATAATATATATATTTAATAAATATATTTTAAATTTTATTTCATTTTTTTTAATAAAAAAAGCGTAAAAATATATAAAACTTTATAAAATATAGTATATATAATGCCCAAACAAATAAAAAAGGGGGAATTTAATCCTGAATTATTAAAGAATGATATTAATGTAAAATCATTAGATAATTATAATAAAATAGAATGGTTATATAATAATACAGAATATGTAAAAGAATTTATAGAACATTTAAAAGGAGTAGAAAATGAAAAAGATAAAGATTTTAAAGATAAAATATATAAAACATTAGATGATTCAAATAAAAATATAATAATAGGAAGAAGAAGATTTGAAAATTTAATGCCGATTGAAAATATAAAAGATGATGTATATATATATTTAATAACGGATAATAAATATACAAAATTATATATAAGTATAGATAAAACATTTCCATTTTTTTGGTATAAATATAATACAAAAAAAGAATTTATAGATAAATTTGATTATTTATGTTTGTTATATGATGAACCAAATTACAATTTATCATTTCAAGGGAAAATGAGAGGATTTATAGGAACAGAGAAAATGTTAAGTGTAGATTTTGATGGAGTTGCAAAACTATTAATAGAAAATAGATTTACTGATGGATTAGTATGGGGTTCAGTATGGAAGGATTATCCATTTAGAAATTTATATTTAACAAATAATATTAGCAAACATGAACATATGATATATACTGAACAAGCAATGAAACAACTTACAAATGAAATGATGCATTTAAATACAAGAACAAGATTTTCAAAATCTATAGTAACATTAGAAAATCATAATGGAGCATTTATAATAAGTGTTCAATATAAAAAAACACCAGTTCCACAAATTCAAGAAGTAAATAATATATTAGAAAAGAAATATAATTTAGATATACCAATAGATGTTATACAAACAATAGCATCATTACCATTTACAACACATTTAGAGTTATTATATTCAGAACCAATATCAGCCCATAATATAATATTAGCAACATTTATAACAAATGATAGTGATATGTATAAAGAAATATTACCAATATTAATAAAATTATCACCACTATGTCATAATGAAGAAAAAGAAATTGCAGATTTTTTTATTGAAAAAATTCAAGCGAATTTACAATTTTATAGTTTATTAAAAGAACAAGAGGTAGATGATTATGTATTTGAACAAATATATGATTTAATGAATAATGTAGAAAAATTCAAGGAAATAAAAGACAATATATATAATTTATTATCTAAGAAATTATGCAGTATAAAACCAAGTGATGCAAAAATTAAAGATTATTTAAGTAGATTGATGTTTAATTCATTAAATAGAGCAAGATTTAGATTGCAAGATGAATTAAATGCTAATATTTAATTTATAATTATGCTATAATTATAAATTAAATACAAATATTTATTTTTTTTTGATTATTATATAATTAAAAAAATTGATAAATAAAAATAAATAAGAGGGAAAAAATATAAATAATATTATGGTAATTAAGTATAATTTAAGAAAAAGAATCAATGTAATAAATTCAGATGAACAATATAATAAAGTATATAATAAAAAAAGAAAAATAACTGAAGAAACTGAAATAGTAGAAGAACAAAATAAAAGATATAAATTAGAAAATAAGGAGTGGGTAAGTGCAACAAAAGTGCATAATTATTTATTGAATGATCCGATATTAGATTGGTTAGAGATGTATTATAACGAAATAGATGAATTAAGAAATAATAAAATAGATATAACTAAAGAAAAGAAAAGATTAAATATATTATTTGAAATGGGAAACAAATTTGAAAAAGAAGTATATAATTATTTAATAAATAAATTTGGAAATAAAAATGTTCAATATGTATTAGGAAATAATAAATATGATGTAAATGATATTGTAAATAATACATATTTAACCTATAATAAAATGTTAGAGGGAGTACCAATTTTATTACAATGTCCATTAAGTAATTTTAGTAATAAAACATATGGAATAGCAGATTTATTAGTAAGAAGTGATTGGTTAAATAAAATTGTAAATACTAATATATTACCATATAATGAACAATTTATAAAAGCAACTAAATTAGGAGGGAGTTTTCATTATAGAGTGATTGATATAAAATGGACAACAATATATTTATGTGTAGATAAGGAAAGAATTAGAAACAGTGATAGATTTCCAGCATATAAAGGACAATTATTGATATATAATTTAGCATTAGGAGAATTACAAGGATATACACCTAATAAAACATATATATTAGGTAAATCATGGAGAACAGATAAAGAAGAAGGATATAATTGTTTTGAATTATTAGGACATATACAATTTAATGATTGGGATAATGAATATATAAATAAGACAGATAATGCAATAAAATGGATAAGAAATTTAAGAGAAAATGGTAAAAAATGGAAGATTTATCCAGAACCATCAGTAAAAGAATTATATCCAAATATGTGTCATAAAAATGATTTACCATATACAAAAATAAAAAAAACAATTTCAAAAAATATAAATGAACTAACTGAAATATGGATGGTTGGACATAAAAATAGATTAATTAGTCACAAAAATGGAATAAAAAATTGGAAAGATAAAAAATGTAATGCATTATCAATGGGTATAAAAGGACCTAAAATATCTCCAATAGTAAATAAAATATTAGAAATAAATAGAGATACATCAGATAATATAATATTACCAAAATATATAAATAATAATGACTATGGATGGAAAAATGAAACTAATTTAGATTTTTATATAGATTATGAAGCAATAAATAGTGGGTTTTATTATCAAGATATTAATTTAACTAATAGTAGAAGTGAATCAGGAATATTATTTATGATTGGAGTTGGATATATTGAAAATAATAAATGGGTATATAATTGTTTTACTATGAATAATTTTAGTATGGAAGAAGAATATAATAATATTAATAGATTTATAAATTATATTGATAATAAAATAAAAAGTATTAATAATAAATATTTAGTTCCAAAATTTTATCATTGGGGACATGCAGAACGTACTATGTTTAATAATGCAAATAATAGACATAATAATATTTGGACTAATTGGAAAAATAATAAAATATGGATAGATTTATGTAATATATTTAAAAAAGTTCCTATAGTTATTAAAAATGCTAAAAAGTTTTCATTAAAAGAAATAGCAAATGCATTATATGGACATAAAGTAATAAATACTTGTTGGTCTGATGATATGAATAGTGGATTACATGCAATGTTAGAAGCAAGTGAATATTATAAATTTATAGATAATTATAATAAATTATCTCATAAAGAACAATTGGAACAACAATTAGAATTAAATAATTATAAAAATATATTTAATAATATTAAAAAATATAATGAAGTTGATTGTAAAGTAATGTGGGAAATTATTAAATTTATTAGATCTACACAAAATTAAATTAATTTTTAAATTAAAAAATTGAAAAATTAATTTAATAAGATAATAAGATAATTAAAATAAATTAGAGAATGATAAATTTTAAAAAAATAGAAGAGAATATAGGTAGGAATTTAAAAATGGAAGAAAAATTTATGATAATAAATTATTTGAATGAATTAAAAATAAATAATAAACTAAAAAATTTATATAATATATGTAATGAAAAAAATTTATACTGTCCAAAATTAACAAGTAATGATGGTAATTGTTTATTTGAATCATTAGTATATAATAATATAGGATTATCAGTTAAAGATTTAAGAGTTGGTATAGCAAAATTAATGTATATATTTAAAAATATCAAAAATTTATTTGAAACAAGAGAAGAAACATTAGAGGAAATATTTATGAATACAAATGAAATAGAGTATGTATATAATAAAGTAAATAATATTAAAGAATTTTATAAATATGATTTTAATATATTTTGTCAAGATTTATCTAATAATAATAGTTGGGGAATATTACCAACTGAATTAATTTTAATGTTTATTTCATTTTTATTTAAAATAAAAATATGTATTGTTAATAATGTTAATACTTATGAAGTAATTATTAATATGAATAACAATAATAATATTAATACAATTTATTTAGGTCAATTAATTGAATCTCATTATGTCCCATTAATTCCAATTGATTCTAATTTTAAAAATATTTTCTATAATAATGCCGAATCTACTTTTAATGAATGGTATAAATCATCAAATAATGAAAAAACTTAACTATTATTAATTTATTAAAAAATTGAATTTTAAAATTTTTAATAACTACATTTAAATATTAAATAAACACATAAAGATGGGGATTGATAAGGACTCGCCAATTATTCGTCGTATGATTGAACTCCGTAATTTTAGTAATGATCCAAATGACATTTTCAAACATATTTGTATCATCTTAAAAGGGGTCTAGTATCCTGTCCATTGGTTACAACTCTGATAGGGAGTTGTATAATGGATGTGGATACCCCCGACATGCAGAAACTGATGCTTTGAAAAAATTACCTCCTAATCATAAAAAAAAGAAAATCGTAATTGATATTATTGTTATTAGAATTAATAAAATATGTCAATTAACTAATTCTAAACCATGTTTTAAATGTATTGAACACATGAATAATATTAAAGGTTATAAAATTAGAAATATTTATTATAGTAATGCTAATTATAATATTTCAGTAACTAATTTTACAAATATTTTTTATGATGAAGATAAACAAGTTAGCAGATATTATCGTTCTAAAATTTGGAAAACTCGTAAATAAATATTTTGATTTATATTTTAC